CAATCTGGAGATATTCGACACATTACTGAAATTGTAAATGACGTGGAAGATAGGCAAAAAGAAGATAATAGAGAGCTTCTTAATGAAATGAAATTACTAGAAGAAAGTCTTGACTTGAAGATAGATAAGGCTTTAAATAACCCTTTAAGTGGAATGTCAGCTAAATCAAAATGAGGAGTAAATAATGTGTGATTGTAAAACAGATGCGGATTGTATATGTCGTTTAAGATAGACGTTAAATCAGTTCTACCATATTTGGTATTATTAGCCACATTAGCTATGACATGGGGTATGTGGTCAGAACGTTTAAATGCAGTTGAAAAGAAAGCCGATAGTGTTGCAGAAATGCAACAAGATATAGCAGTGATTAAAACACAGATTCAATCTGTAAACGATAAGATGTCGTGGATGGAAGAGTTCTTGATAAAGAACTACAAAGAATTTTAATGGAAGAGGAGTCAGATATTGTATTTGAACCTGATTTTGAAATTGGTACAATTCATTAATGAAACAATGTCAGATATGTGGATGTTCTTGTCACTGCAGTTTAGGAACGCCATGTATGTGCGAGTGTCCGAGGTGCGTGCATGACGATCAGCCGAGCTCAGATGAGACAACAAATAACGAAACCGGGAGTGAGGAGTAAAAAGAAAAATGGCAAAACTATGCGCAAAAGGAAAAGCCGCCGCAAAGCGGAAATTTAAAGTCTACCCTAGCGCTTATGCTAATATGTATGCAGGCGCAGTATGTTCTGGAAAAGTTACTCCAGGTGGTAAAAAAAATAAAAAAGCTGATGGTGGTATGATAAATCAAGTATCACAAGAAAGAAAAAAAGTTTCTAGTTTTAAGCAAGGTGGTATCGCAAAAGGTTGTGGTGGCGTCATGGAGAACAGAAGAAAAGTAACTAAACGTCTGTAATGAAAACAAAAGACCCCAAAGTAGGAACAGGTAAAAAACCAAAAGGGTCTGGTAGAAGACTTTATACAGATGAGAATCCAAAAGATACTGTCGGTATTAAGTTTGCTACTCCAACGGATGCACGCAAAACTGTTTCGAAAGTTAAAAAAGTCAACAAAAGTTACGCACGCAAAATTCAAATCCTCACTGTAGGAGAACAAAGAGCTAAAGTTATGGGTAAAAATAAAGTGGCTTCTATATTCAAAAGCGGTAAAAATAGTATAAGGAAACAACATGGCAAAAAAAGGACTTAGATCTTGGGTAAAAGAAAATTGGGTAGATATAGCCAATAAAAAATCTGATGGTTCTTATCCTAAATGTGGTAGAAGTGGCGGAGAAAAAAGAAAAAACTACCCCAAGTGCGTCCCAATAGCAAAAGCAAGGGCCATGTCTAAAGGACAAAAAGCAGGAGCCGTTAGAAGAAAACAAGCTAAATCAAATACAGGGCCTACACCCTCAAGAGCAAGAACATTTGTCAAGAAAAAAACAAGCAGAAAAAATAAAACTTGATGTAGTTAATTGGTCTAAGACTGTCTTAGAACCAGTTAACAAACACATAGGTTTCCCTGCCTGTCCATTTGCCGCTAAATGGAGAAGAGATAATAAACTACGAATAGAAGTTCGCATGGACAAATCTAAATACGAAAAACAATTAACTTCAGTTATTAAATCTTGGAATAAAAAACAACACGATATAATTATCTATTGTGACCCTTTTTTTGAACAATACTCTCCCGAACAGTTTCAAGACAAGATAGATTTCTACAATAAAACCTACAACAGAAAAGATGTATATTTTATGGGATTTCACCCCGAAACTCCTGCTGACCCTAATGAACAAGAGTTTTTATGCGATCCCACAGAGGAACCTGTAGAACATTCAGATTTAGAATATTCCATGATGCTTATACAAAAGTTTAAACAACTCTATGATGCAAGTTGCAAACTACATAAGATAGGCTATTATGAGAAATGGCCTAAAGACTACTATGAAGAAGTGGTAGCTGAAAGGCAACGTACGTATGAAAAACTTAATAAGAAGAGGTAATTGTCATGATGAAAAAAAAGCAAGTAATCAAAAAAAGAGGCGGAGGAATGGCCAAGAAGAAGCAAGTTAAGAAAAAAGCTGGCGGCGGAATGATGGCCAAGAAGAAGCAAGTCATGAAGAAGCGTGGCGGCGGAATGATGATGAAGAAAAAATAATGGCTACATCAGGTACAACAGATTTTAATTTAGATATTGACGAGATTATCGAAGAATCTTTCGAGAGGATTGGTAGACAAGTCAGAACAGGCTATGATATTAAATCAGCTAGAAGAAGTTTAAATCTGTTGTTATCTGAATGGGGCAATAGAGGAGTTCATCTTTGGAAAGTTACTAATCATACTCAAAATTTAACTGCAGGGACAACAACTTATACTGCACCTGCAAACACAAGTGATGTCTTAGAAGCAGTTTTTAGAAATGGCAGTACAGATACTACTATGACTAAAATTTCAAGATCAGAGTATCAAGCAATACCAAATAAATCATCACAAGGAACACCTTCTCAATATTATGTCAGAAGAAATTTATCTAACGTTGAAATTAATTTATATCTAACTCCTAATGTGACAGACACACAAATTAATTATTATTATGTTGCAAGGATTGAAGATGCAGGAAAATATACAGCTACTCCTGACGCTCCTTACAGATTTTTGCCTTGCATGGTTTCTGGTTTATCTTTTTATCTATCTCAAAAACATAATCCCGGAAGAGTTCAAGAAATGAAACTTTATTATGAAGACGAATTACAAAGAGCATTAACAGAAGATGGTCAAAGAACTTCAGTGCATTTAGTGCCTCAAAATTTTTTTAGGACTTAATTATGGCTTTTGCAGTTGGAAAACAGTCACAAGCAATTTGTGATAGATGTGGTTATCAATATCCTTATTTAGATATAAGAAAGGAATGGAACGGACTCATGGTTTGCCCAGAGTGTTATGAACCAAAACATCCACAACTCGATCCTCCATACTCAAGACCCGATCCAGAGGCTTTACAAAATCCTAGACCAGATAGAATTGAACCAATAGTTGTTCCTGTTGGATTTCCAAATAGCACTCCTTTTCAAAGTGTTGGTATGCAACCTGCACCTATTAGAGATGACTTGATAATATCGTCAGCAGTTGGTACAGTGGCCGTGGTGATATCATGAATTATTCTGAACTTTTAGACAATGTAAGAAATTATACCGAAGTAACATCTGATGTTTTAACAAACACAGTTATTAATGTTTTTATCACAAATGTAGAAAATAAAATTGCAAGAGAAGTTGATAGTGATGATCAGAGAAGATACGCTACTACAACCTTTGAAGCCAACAATGCTTTCTTAGATGTATCCGGGCCCGAAGGTGGATTTAGATTTGCTAGAGGACTACAATTAGTAGAAACTGACGGAACTAGAACTTGGATTGAACAAAGAGATGCTACGTTTATGGATGAATATTCTCCCGAAAGATCCACAACTGATACAAATTTTACAGGCAAGCCAAAGTATTGGGGAAACTGGGACGCAACAACTTTGATTGTGGCGCCTACTCCTAATGTGGCCTATACAGTAGAAATGTGGTACGACGAAACTCCACAAAGATTAGGCAATGGTTCGGGCACAACGACCACTACAACATTTTTATCTAATAACGCACCAGAGGTTTTAATTTACGGCACAGTTGCCGAAGCATATTCATACTTGAAAAATACACAAGATATGCAATTATACGACCAGAGGTTCCAACAAGCTCTGCAGTTATTTGCACAAGAGCAGATGGGACGTAAACGTAGGGATGAGTACAGTGATGGAGTATTACGACTCCCCTTAAAATCAGTAGACCCAGGAGGTAGTTAAAAATGGCAATAAACCAAGCAGTCTGTGCTTCCTTTAAAAAGGAGCTGTTAGCAGGGGACCACGATATTGATAATGATACAATTAATCTCGCTCTGTATACAAATTCAGTAACTTTAAACGGAAACACAACAGCCTATTCCGCAACAAACGAAGTAGGCGCATCAGGAACATACGCAGCAGGTGGTATAACTTTAACAAGTCCAACCATTGGCTTAACAGCAACTAGTGCAACAGCTTCAACAGCATTTGTTGATTTTGCAAACGCAAGTTTTACATCAGCAACAATTTCTGCTCAAGCAGCTTTGATCTATAATAGATCTGCAGCTAATACGAATGCAGCTATTTGTGTTCTTGATTTCGGAAGTGTTAAAACATCAACAAACGGTACATTTACAATCGCATTCCCAACTAATGATGCTTCAAGTGCTATATTAAGACTATCTTAATATAAAAAGGAATTGCCATGGCAGATTCTTGGAATGAGGGCACGTGGGGACAAGGCTTTTGGGGCCAACAAAGTTCGGTCACAGTATCTGTTACTGGGTTATCGACAACTACAACACTAGGCACCGAAACCTTTGTTGGTGACGTTGTAGTCACACTTGATTCACTTCAAGTAACATCAGCCACAGGTACGGCGATAGGTGAACCTGAACACGTTGTTTCTGTAACACCCGTTACATTTGAAACACAATTATCTGGAGTAACTGTAGGAGAAGGCACAGGCGTTGTTCTGCCAAGTCTTTCTATGGCATTTACAACAGGAACTGAAACTGCCTCAGGTTCTGTTGATGCAGGTTGGGGAAGAGCAGAATGGGGTTCTTTTGAATGGAACGCCAACATTGAATTCATAAACAATGTCAGTAGCGTTACGATGTCTACTGCGTTGGGAACTCCTGCAGTAGAAGTAGGATCAGGTGTTATAGTTTCCGTAACAGGGCTAGAGATGACAAGTGCTCTAGGCGATACGACCGAAACAGGTACTTCCTTAGTTACATTAGACAGTTTAACAATAGGTGCAGCCCTATCAGGAGCTTCAGGTATTGCAGGAGAAGGAAACGTAGGAGTCATTGCTCCTTCTGATCAATTAGATTTTGCTATCGGAACCCCTGTTATCGACATATTTACACAGGTAGATTCTCCTTCGGTGGCCATGACTTCTGCACTTGGAACAGTAAGTGTTTCAGCAGATAAGGTAGGCACTTTAAGTAGTGTCGCCATGAATACTGCATTAGGAACACCTACTATTGAGGTTGGAACAGGTGTCGTTGTAAGTGTTTCAACTGTAGCTTTAAGCTTTGCAACAGGCACAGAAACAGCTACAGGTGGTGCCACAGTAAATGTGACAGGATTAGATTTATCTATAGTTCCTGGAGATCCCTTCTCTACACCATGGGCAAATGTTGTTACAGGAGCGAGCAACACTTGGACAGAGGTTGACGCAGCGTGATAACTTCAATATATTCAAAAAAAGGTTTTTATTAAAAAATGAGTACATATTCAGATAGATTAAAACTAGAACTCATGGCAAGTGGCGCAAACGCCAACACTTGGGGCACTAGAACAAATAACAATCTTAATACTATTGATACATTCGGTGGAGGCTTTCTTGCTAAATCTGTAGCAGGTTCCGCTAACATAACTTTAACAACAGGAGATGCTGATCCTTCGGCAGAAGCTGCTAATAAAGTTATAGAATTTACTGGTGCTTTAACAGGAGATATTATTGTATTCATTCCCGCTGTAGAAAATAATTATATATTTTTTAACAATACCTCTGGCTCACATACTTTAAAGGTAGCGCCAACAGGTCATACTGCAAACTCAATTACAATACAACAAGGAGCGCACACTATTGCTTACAACAATGCAAGTAACAAAGTTGTTGACTTGTTTGCATCTTCATTAGGCACTGTCAGTTTTAAAGGTGCGGGTGCGGTTGGTGGATCTGTACAAGTAAAATCAAATGGACAGGTTGTTGCCTCTTCATTTACTGGTGCAGGTGGAGATCTAACAGGAGTAAGCACCTTACCCGCAGATACACAAATGGTTTTTTTACAAGCGTCCGCACCAACAGGTTGGACTCAAAATACTGCAGCGGCTTTAACCAATGCAACACTAAGAGTTATAACTTCTGGTACTGCAGGAACAGGTGGTTCAGATTTATTTAATTCAGTTTTTTCAGGATCAAAAGCTACCTCAGGAGCGGGTACAGTTGATATATCTCCTTTAACAATCGAAGGGGGATCTGCAAGTGATGTGACTTTGTCAACACCTGAAATTCCATCTCACTCTCACCCTTCTCAATCAATAAGTGGTGGTCCTAATGTTGATAGTGGTCCTCAGTCAAGAATTGGACCAGGTGGTTCAACTGGATCTACAGGAGGTGGTGGCTCTCACACTCACCCTGTCAGTGGATCAGGAAATTTAACAGGAACAATGGGAGCACCTTCAATTGCTCTTTCTGTTCCAGGTATGGATATAAAAAGGGCAAACGTAATAGTTTGTAGTAAGGATTAATATGGCCTCAACTTATTCAGATAGATTAAAATTAGAATTGATGGCAACAGGTGCTAATGCAAGCACATGGGGAGATAATACAAATACAAATTTAAAAGTTATTGATGCTTTTAATGCAGGTTTTTTAGCTAAAAGTGTGGCAGGATCAGCAGATATAACTTTAAGCACAAACAACTCAGATCCTAATGCTGAAGCATCTAACAAAGTAATTGAATTTACAGGAGCATTAACAGGCGATATTAAAGTTTTTGTGCCTGCCGTTGAGTCTAATTATATTTTCTTTAACAACACAACGGGATCACAAACTTTGACTGTTGCTCCTACAGGACATACAGCTAATGGAGTAGCAATAGTGCAAGGTGCCCATACGATTATGTATTGTAAGGGTAATAGAATGGTAGATTTATTTGCTAATTCTTTCGGTAACGTTTCAGCTAAAGGTAAGATTGCGATTGGAAATAACATTAATCTTTTTGCAAATGGCACAGTTTCAGCAACAACCTTAAAAGGAGATGGTGGAGGTTTGACTGGAGTGCAAGAGTTTCCCGCAGGAACCAAAGCAACTTTTGTACAAACTTCAGCTCCGACAGGTTTTACGACAGATACCTCTGCTACTTTAACAGAATGTTGTTTACAAGTAGTTAATGGCACAGGTGGTGGCACAGGTGGTTCTGATACTTTTAGCACAGTGTTTACAGGATCAAAGTCAGCTTCAAAGGCGAGTGTTCCAATTAGCACAGGTAGTTTAACAGTAGATACTAGTAGTTTAACTGCAGGAGCAACAACTTTGAGTACCCCTCAAATACCCTCTCATAGTCATCCTAGAACTAGTGCAGGTGGTCCACAACCCTCAAGAGGTCGTGGTTCTCCAATAGCAACAGGTTCAAGTGGATCAAGCACAGGTGGTGCAGGTGGTGGTGGCTCTCACAGTCACACCTTGTCAGGTATATCTCTAAGTGGTAGTCTTTCTTCTACCGTGGCTGCGAGTGTTCCTGCGATGAATTTAAAATTTGCAGATAGTATAATAGCGACAAAGGATTAAAAATGACAAGCACTTATTCAGATAGATATAAATTAGAACTTCAACAAACAGGAGCTAACTCAGGAACTTGGGGAACAAACACAAATAATAATCTTGAAGTGGTTGATGCCTTTACAGCAGGATATTTATCAAAGTCCGTAGCAGGTTCTGCTGATGTTACACTTACAACAGCCGATGCAAGTCCCACCGCAGAAGCGTCTAATAAAGTTATAGAGTTCACAGGAGCCTTAACAGGTGACATAAAAGTTTTTATTCCTGCGGTAGAATCAAACTATATTTTTTTTAATAACACTACAGGATCTCAAACTTTAAGTGTTTGTGCCACAGGCCATACAGCTAATGCGTTAGTTATTACACAAGGATCTCACACCATTGCCTATAATAATGCTAGCAATGATATGATTGATTTGTTTGCAAACTCATTAGGTGATTTAAGTATTCTAAATTCTTTGACTGTTGACAGTACAGTAATGACTGCTGCAAACGGTACAATTAATGCTACTGCATATTCTGGAGATGGCTCTGCTTTAACAGGAGTATCAAGCATACCCTCAGGTTCTACTGCTTTATTTTTTCAAGGATCTGCTCCTAGTGGTTGGACACAAAATACTTCTGCTACGATAAATACAACAACACTTCAAGTTGTTACAGGTTCTGGTGGTGGATTAGCAGGTTCCGATGCCTTTGCTACAGTGTTTACAGGTACAAAATCAACTGCCTCTGGCCCTATTACTTTTGATGATGCCTCAAGTGCAGGTGCTTCAACAGGAACTTTAGCTGTCGGAGATACAACTCTTTCCACACCAACGATACCTTCTCACAGTCACCCAAATAACATGAGTGGACGTAGTGGTCAACCAGGTGGAGATCCACCTCGACCATCAGGAGGTGGCGGAAGCACTGGTTCCACGGGTGGAGGCGGAACGCATAGTCACCCAATTTCAGGAAGTGTATCTTTATCAGGTAGTGTTTCGGCAACGACAGATTTGACAGTTCCAGACATGGATATTAAATTTGCAAATGTCATTGCATGTTCTAAGGATTAATTGTAAACTATCCTAAGAAATGCCAATATTCGATCCTGATGGTAAGTGTCCTCTTATAAATAAGAAGTGTATGAAACATCAATGTGTTTGGTACAATATGCTTCAAGGAAAAAACCCACAAACAGGTCAAAACGTACAAGAGTGGGGTTGTTCCATAGCATGGATTCCCTTACTTTTAGTTGAAAATACAGGCAAACAAGTTCAAACTAATTCTGCTGTTGAGTCTTTTAGAAACGAAATGGTGAAAGCCAATATGGTAACCTTAGCTCTAGTAGATCAAAAGAATAAAGAAGCTGAACAAAAACAAAACCCTGTTGGTAGTTTTTGGACAAAGATATCAGACAGTCAAGAAGCTCTTGCAAACGGAGAGGATATAGATGAAGATATTCAGTTGCTTCAAAATAAAAAAAGTGTTAAAAAGAAGAAAGGTACTAAAAAGGTAGTTAAAAAAAATGGCAATAACAATAAACAGCGTAACAATAAATAATAGACTTACTATTATTAATGATGCTGATATCAATCCAAGTAATGCTAGTAATGGCCCTAAAGAGTTTTCTGGGGACACAGAGGCAGATGTAATTATAGATGGTCAATCTTATCTTAATATCAATGGTAAAGACATCATACCTTCTAATGTACATGCTTTACAATTCAGTGGTTCTACAAGTACAGGACATATTGAGTTTGATGGCACTGCACAAAATCAAGAGATAGATGTTTCAAGTCTACCTGCTTGGGCTAATACAATGGTTACTCGTTGGAATGGCGAAAAAGCATATTGGACAACATATCAAACCGAATATGATAATGCGCTATCTGGACTAGATTCTACTTCAGCAAGTTATGATTCAGATGTAGCTGCAGCACAAACAGCAGCACAAACTTCTGCAACCTCAGCTAAAAACACTATCCTCGGTGCTTAACCTCAAAAAAGAAGTTCTTCAGTATTCTCTGATTATTAAAGATGCTATGAAACCATCTTTAGTAAATTTAATTAATGAAGAGATATACAGGAACGTTGATGATTGGGAAAAAGCTTCCACAGCATCTGGGCTTAACGAAAAAATTAGAACAGTAAAAAGCACTAGTCTATATGAAAAAGATATTGGTAATTCAATAAGTAGAAGAATTATATTCAATGATTTAAAAAGATTTACAAGCACTATTGAAAATGAATATCGAGAAAAGATTTCATCATGGTATTTTTCTAACAATAACTATTTCGAATTTTTATATTATGAAGGCAAAAATGGTGGTCATTATGATTATCACACTGATTATTTTAAAGATGCTCCAAGGGCACTTACCTTATTAATTGGATTAAACGATCCTAAGGAATATGAAGGAGGAGAGTTATTCGTTCAAAATTCACAGAAGGGTATCAAAATAGATCGTGGAGATGTTGTTTGTTTTCCCTCTAATTTTATGTTTCCTCATAGCGTAACACCTTTAACAAAAGGGACTAGGAAAGTTTTGGTGATATGGACAGAATAGAATATTTTAAAAAAAATGATTATGTACACGTTCCAAATTTAGTAGATCCAAAAATATCAAGTTTTATTTATAATTATTTAATAATCAAAGCATGTACCAACCTTGAATTTTCTAATTCCAAGGAAGATAGTGCAATTAAATATATAAGATACTGTTATTCTGACATTACCACAGAAACTTTGTCAGGTATTTTATTACCTACTATATCTGAAATTACAAAAAAGAACTTATGTCCTACATACTCTTATTCAAGAGTTTATACTAGAGGTGAAACTCTAAAGCCTCATAGAGATAGAGAGTCTTGTGAATATTCAGTAACTATTAATTTTGGTGGAGAACCTTGGCCAATTTATTTTGGAAAATTAAATAAAGGTGAAGATATAGAGAATGGTTATTCTATGGAAGCAGAAATAACTATGAACCCTGGAGATGGTATTATTTACATGGGGGAAGAGTTGGTGCATTGGAGAAACAAACTACAGGGAGATCATTGTGCGCAATGCTTCCTTCATTATATTGATATGGAAGGGCCACATTATCCTGAATGGGCATATGATAGTAGACCAAACATAGGTTACAGTGAATCGTCAAGGAGAAAATAATGATTAAACCAGAAGAAATAAAAGATAAGAATTTAAAAATATTTTTAGGTATGCCAATGTACGGTGGCATGCTTACTGAAAGCACAATGCATGGTTTGCTAGAGCTTCAATCTTGGACTGCAACTAATAATGTACATTTAAGAATACAGACTATGGGTAATGAAAGTTTAATTACTAGAGCTAGAAATACCATTGTTTCTATGATGATGGATCAAACTGATTTTGCAGCTACTCATTTATTATTTATAGATGCTGACATAGGATTTAATTGGCAAAATATTGAAAGATTAATATGTGCAGACAAAGATGTTGCATGTGGAATTTACCCTAGAAAACATCTTTATATAGAAAAGATAAAAGGAATTTTAGAAGAAAACCCTAATGCACAACCAGATGAAATTGAAGCTAGGTGTTTGGGGTATAATGTAAACTTTGATGATCCTCTTAATTTAAAAGGGGAGCAAGGTTTTTTTCCTGTACAAGAAGCTGCTACAGGAATGATGCTTGTTAAGAGAGAGGTGTTTAGGACTATGATGAAAAAATTTCCTGAAAGAAAATATGAGTCAGATCAAATTGTAAATGGACAAAGTTACAAGTCAGACAATTGTTATGATCTGTTCGCTGTAGGTCCTTATGAAACGAAAACAAGAGATGGCAAAACACAAATTAGATATCTCTCTGAAGATTATTACTTCTCAAGATTATGGCAAGAGTGTGGTGGTGAGATATGGGCAGACTTAGCTATGCCATTAACACACTTTGGTAATAGAGCCTTTAAAGGCCATGTAGGTTCTCTCGTGCAAAAAGCAAATAAATAATCTCGTGTTTATAACCTTTGAGATACCACATAATGATTGTGTAAATATCTCTAATTTTGTTTATCAAGAAAAAGACAATTGGGAAAAAGACTTAAAAAACGTTAAATCACTCACATCAGGATTTAATCCCAACTATCAATTTTTACATGATATTGGTGATTTTGTTATTGAGAATATATTGCCTAAAGTAAATAATAGTCATAAATGGAAAAAATCATCTTGGTGGGTTAACTACTATCAAAAATTCAATTGGACAAAACTTCATCATCATCAACCCGAAGAATATTCTCTTATTATTATAATCAAACCATCTATCAATAATTGTTTATATTTTATGATTAATGACAAAAAACAACATGTTGAAGAAAAAGAAGGGTTTGCTATATTGTTCAAATCAGACGCCTTACATGGTGTTGATAAAGTAAAAAGCGATAGAATAACAGTCGCTATGGATTTTGTACCAATTTTATAGTATATTCGCACAATGCCCCTAGTAAATTTTAGACCCGCACCCGGTATTAACAAAGAAGTTACTGATTATACAGGTCAGGGTAAGTGGACTGATGGTGATATGGTTCGCTTTTTCCAAGGATCTGCACAAAAAATCAAGGGATGGCAAAAGTTTATTTCTACTACATTAGTAGGAGCCGCTAGAGACCAACACGCATGGGTATCTTTAGACGGAGTAAGACAGAACGCTATAGGCACTGACAGAAAACTTTACTTAATACAAGAAGGTTTAGCTTACGACATAACACCAATTAGAAGAACTCAAGCAAGAACAAATCCTTTTACCACAAACGCTACTACTTCTGTGGTGGTCACTGATGCAGGTCATGGATGTGTTCAAGGTAGTTTTGTGACTTTTGATTCTTTTTCAGCCATTGATGGATTAGATATGAATAAGGAGTTCGAAGTTACCTCTGTCGTCAATACTGCTGCTTATGTGGTAACTCATACAGGCACTGCTTCAGGTTCTACCGCTGCAGGTGGAGGCACTGGTAACATGAACTATCAACTTAATTTAGGTCCTGAATTTTCAGTTCCTGCTTTTGGTTGGGGTACAGATACTTATGGTATATCAACATGGAACACGCCAAGATCCACATCTAATGTTACTCTAGAAGCAAGACAATGGTCTTTAGATAACTTCGGTGAAAATTTAGTTGCCACTGTTTTAAATGGTGGAGCTTTTGAGTGGAAGCCTTCAACAGGTGTATCAACAAGAGCAACAGCTATAGCAAGCGCACCAACAGCATCAAGAATAAGTTTAGTTTCAACTCCAGACAGACACTTACTGTTTATGGGTACTGAGAAAACTATTGCAACACCTAACAGCCAAGATGATTTATTGATTAGATTTTCTAGTCAAGAAGATATAAATACTTATCAACCAACAGCAGAAAATACTGCGGGCTCTTTAAGAATTGCCGACGGATCACGAATCGTGGCCGCTGAAAGATCAAGAGGTCAGATACTTGTTTGGACAGACACATCTCTTCATGGGCTACAATTTATTGGTCCACCATTTACTTTTGGTTTAAGACAATTAGGTCAGAATTGTGGCATAATAGGTATGCACGCAGGTATAGACATTAATGGTATAAGCTATTGGATGTCACAAGATTCTTTCTTCTTATTTGATGGTTCAGTTAAAAAATTACCGTGCACTGTGGAACAGTTTGTATTTGACAATATTAATGTAACAGGTTCTGAAAACGCTTTTGCAGGGCACAATGGTGAATTCAATGAGATTATGTGGTTTTATCCTAGAACAGGCTCTAACGAGATAAATGCGATAGTAGCTTATAATTATTTAGAACAAACTTGGTGGACAGGAACTCTTGACAGAACAACATGGATTGATAGAGAAGTTTTTGATAACCCTGTGGCATCAGACTACTTACCATCGACCACGGCAAACAACGAGGTCATATTAGGTCTTACAGATGGAGCTACACAAATGTTTTTACACGAAACAGGAAATGATGCTGACGGAGAGGCAATTACTGCTTTTGTTAAATCAGGAGTAGTACAAATAGCTCAAGGCGACGAATTTGCTTTTGTATCTAAAATTATTCCTGACGTTGAAAATCAAGCAGGTGTATTAAATGCAAAACTTGAATTTAAGAATTATCCAAACAATAGTATTAGTGTAACTAAAACTACAAGCTTCTCAGATACCACAGACTTTGTGAGTTTAAGAGGTAGAGGTAGAGAATTTACAGTCAACCTAGTTTCAAATACTACAGGCACAGCTTGGAGATTAGGAACACAACGTTTTGACATACAACCAGATGGAAGAAGATAATTGGAAATACAAGTAAACAGAAATATATTTCAAACAACAATTTACGATATACAAACCGAGTTTAACCTAGACTCAACACTTTCTTTTATAAAGAATTATTCTTTTGACAAAGAGGATATGCTTACCACTTTTTATGATTGTAAAAATATATTTGATAAATCTGAACAATTAAATGATTTTTATAATCATTTAAAACAATATCTTACAATGTATACAAAACAAATATTAAATAAAAATGATTTTAAAATTACTAGATCATGGATTCAATGTTATGCAGAAGGTCATCATCATGGACTTCATGCACATGGAAGAGAAATACATGAACATTCCTTGATATACTATATACAATGTAGTGACGATTCTACTTCAACAACTTTTTATCAACCTGGGCACCCTTATTGTGAAGGTCCTGAAATGAATATATCACCTGCTAAAAACAAAATGGTTTTATTTCCAAGCTATGTTCCTCACGAAGTAAAGCCAAACAAAGATAAAAGTAGAATAGTTTTATCAGCAAATATATCTATACTGTGACAACACCTTATATTCATCATCATCTATTTGAGATTAACGACAACTTACTAGCACAAGAAAAATATATTGGTCCTTACAAATACATTGTTATAGATAATTTTTACAAAAGAGCTGATGATATTTATGACATGTTAAAAGAATCTTGGGTTCCTAATTGGAAAATTAAAAAAGATGGACGTAACTTTAAAGATTATTTTGATTGTAGAACTTGGATATCTTTACAAGAAAATGGTTTCGAGAATGAAAACAAAACTACTGACTATTTAAAATCTTTACTTAAACTCGATAATCATCATTGTGAGACTATTGCTACAAATATATTTACGTGGATAAATCCTCCTGAACAAAAATATCAGTTTGTACCTCATCAAGACCCATCACAAAATATTCTTGTGTATATGGATAAAACATGTAGTGGAGGAACAGCTCTTTATGAAAAATTACCTAATTATAAAACCTCTGGTGGAGAACAAGAATATGAAGACATTAAAATAGACATAGATGAACAAAATATTAAAAAACATATAATTCAATCTAAGTTCAATAGATGTGTGATTTTTGATGGGGATATTCCTCACGGCGGTTATATTGATAATCATAAGGAATATTCAAATGGAAATTGGCGATACAATGTTGTATATTTTTTTGATAAATGGCAAAATTAACATTAACAAGATTTCCAGATCCTAGACCTGAGTATGATGCTCAACAGTCAGCAGAGCTAATAAGACAGCTTGAAGATTTAATTCAACAACTTAATAGTTCGTATACTTTAGATACACAAGAAGAAGCAACAAGAAGAGCGTGGTTTTTGAATGGCTGATGTATTTAGATCTTTTATAGCGAATGTAACAACAACTGATTTGACTACAATATTTACAGTTCCTACAGCTAATGTGGCTGCTTCCCCTCCAGTACCTGTATCAACTTTTATAGTAAAGACTATAAATACTCATAATTATGATGGTAGTGCCGCTGTCACAGTGAATATAGACCATAATAATGGCTCATCTGATCTTCAAATATTTCAAGTAGATGTATCTGCTTCCGACACAAATACTATAAATTCAAGTATGGTTTATGAACAAGGAGAGAGTTTGAAAGTTCAAGCAAACGCAGCTTCTAGAGCCATGATTGAAGTATCTGTATTAGAAATAAAACAACAACAATAACCTATTGATTTCCTAGTTTTTCAACTATAAAACTATACTATGGCAAAAATTATAGATGAGCCTAAGATTTTGCGTTATGACGAAATCGACGGCGAAAAAGTTCCTGTTTATAGTGCAAAGGTAGAAACCACGGTTACCAACACAAAGACAGGGCAAGAGTATAATTCACATGAGGAATGTCAGGCAGATATTGACAATCCTGAAACAGAAACAACCGAGGCAGATATAAGAAGAGATGTGCACGTCACGGCTCCTAATGTATTTGCTGGTGCGAGAACAATGCCGGAGTAAAAAATGTTTAAAAAGATTCTACCAGCAATAACAGGAGCAATAGGTTTTGCAGTTGCAGGGCCCGTTGGTGCTTCTATAGGCGCAGGTTTAGGATCGGCAGTTAGAGGAGACAATCCCGCTAACATTGCAACGTCAGCATTGATGGGTTTTGGTTTAGGAAGTTTTGGAGCTAGTGCAGGTTTAGTTGGAGGACAAGGACTAGGAGCATTAGGGTCTAGTGCAAAAACTATGGTATCTCCACCAATAGCCAATGCTCCAGGTGGTCTTGGTGGTAAAGTAGCTACAACACCTGGTGTTTTTCAAAGAGGAGTAGAAGCATTTAAGGGAATGAGTGGTTTAACAAAAGGCGCATTAGGTTTAGGTGCTATAGCTGCCTTATCTTCAATGGATGAGGAGGAAGAAGAATCAAATATTTCTCCTTCACCAGAAGCAGGTAGCATCGCTCCTTTAGATATGAGGAGTGCACCTGTAACTTATTTTGATGAGTCCACAGGAGAATATGGTGCATCAGCACCAACATACAGAAGTTTAAAAGACGGAGGTTTTCCTAGAAAGACAGGACAGATCGACGGCCCCGGCACAGAAAAGTCTGATGACATTCCTGCCATGTTAAGTGATGGAGAGTTTGTTATGACTGCAAAAGCAGTTAGAGGATTAGGTGCATTGAAGGGTGCTAAAAAAAATGATAAGATAGAGCAACGTCGTCAAGGTGCAAAAACCATGTATGAAATGATGCACAAATTAGAAAAGAAGGTAGCGTAATGGCAGAAGAAATAGTTCAATATTCAAGACAGGCTCCTTTTATTGAAGAGAGAGCAGAGCAGTTATTAGGTTCTGTTTTCGGTGTTCCTTTGGCCCCTGGAGAGACTCTTCCTCCAAGACTACCGGGAGAAACAGAAGAAGAATATCAATTAAGAATTAAAGGGCTATCAGGTATTCCACAAGGAGTTCCAGCTAAACAAGTTGCTCCTTTAGAACAAGCACAGTTAACTGCAATACAAAAAGCACAAGAAGGTCTAGGAGCTTATCAACCCTTTTTAGATGCTTCAGGTAAATCTGTTGAAGCAGGTCTAGGGGCAATCTCTTCTGGAGTTCAAGCCTTAGACCCATCACAAGTTTCAACTTATATGGATCCTTATCAACAAAATGTTACGCAAGCTGCCTTAGCAGAATTAGATAGGCAAGCTGCAATTCAAGGACAGAGAACATCAGCTGAAGCAGTAGCTGCAGGGGCTTTTGGTGGTTCGAGGTTCGGTGTCCGGGAAGCGGAAGAAGCTAGAAACTTAGCACAAGTAAAATCACAAAGAATTTTTGAAGACTTATCAAGAAATTATTTACAGGCTCAAGCCGCACAAAGAGCAACGGCGCAACAACTAGGATCATTGGGGAGTCAAACTTTAGGTGTAGCTCAAGCACAATCAGGTTTAGGATCTTTAACACAACAACTCGGTGGTGTAGATATAAATAGATTATTAAGTGTCGGTGGAGTTCAACAGCAACAACAACAAAATACTTTAGAAGCCGCTAGACAAACTGAACTAGCAAGACAACAAGAACCATTTAGAAGAGCAGGATTTGCTTCTGATATTTTAAGAGGAGTTCCTACTTCACAAATTCAATATACCTCTCAACCTTCTCCTTCACTCTTCCAACAGGTTGCAGGATTAGGTATAGCTGGACTTAGTACACTAGGTGCATTAGGGGGAACAGGAGCAGGCATTAGCTTGTTATCATAATGGCTATATTAGATAGACCCATGTTTCAACGTCGACTGCCCACGGAACAACTCCGTATGTATGGTATTCCTGCATTCGCTAATGGTGGTGTGGTTCAAAAGTTTAACAAAGGATCTGGTTCAGAAGGAGTGACTATTCCTCCAGGATATCAATATGATGATAAAGCACTTCGTCAAACAAAAGATTCTCGTACAGTAATGGAGACCATTACCGATCCTGAAAGTTATACACCTATGGTTGAGAAATATGCAAAAAAAGGAGTAAAAAATTTAGAAGGTCGAATTGCTGCTCTAGAAAGAATTATTGCTAACCCTGATTTTTATGGTGAAGATAAAGCTGCTGAGGCACAAGCAGAACTTCCAAAATTAAAAGCAGAGCTAGCTGAAAAAAAAGCAACTACAGGTTCAGAGGAACAAAAAATAGAAGCTACTTCAACTCCTGTGCCAAAAGAAATTCAAGACGCAGAAAATCCCGATCAGTTAAGAGAAGCAATCTTAAAACAAGAAGGACCAGGACAAGATATTAAATTACCAGAGAAACAAGAAAATGATGATGATCCTCTTGGCCCTGAAAAAGATAAACTATCGGCACTAGAAGCTATGGTTAGAGAGAGGTCTGATTTATATAAACAGATTTTAGGAGATCCCAAAGAAGGATTAAAACAACAAGGTCTATTACAACTAGCACAATTTGGTTTAAATTTAGCTTCTGCCAAAGGAGGTAGTTTTGCAGAGAAAATTGCAAAGTCAGCTAAAGATCCACTACAAACTTTTGCAGCTCTAGGTAGAGAAGCTATGAAAGACGAAAGAGCAATTGATATGCTAGCTATAAAAGGTGCTGAAGATGAAATGGCTAGAACTCAAAAGGTTGGAAATTTTGGTCAATTGGTTCAAGATTTTGTTAATGAGGGATTTAGTAGAGAAAAAGCTTTAGAAAAAGCAGAAGAAGTATTTGCTCAAAAATCAGGTAAAACAGTTGGTGAACTTAGAGCTGAAAGATACACAGAGTATTTGAGATTTTATGAAGCAGAATTAGGTGCTGGAGATGAGGCAAGAGAGAAAGCAAACGACGCTATTGAACAAGAATTCGGCACACCTATGTTTACCTCAGAAGAACCTGAAGTAAAAAGGGCTACGTAGAGAGGCTAGGTCATGGCCATCTATGAATATCAAGGCGAAAAGTTTGAACTAAAAGACGGATTATCTCAACAAGAAGCCGAAGTAAAAATAAAAAATTTCTTAAATGAGGAGGACGAGGCAAAAGAAGATAAGTCTCCCGGCTTTTTTAAATCTTTCTTTTCAGGCATAGCATCAGGTGCCTTAAAAATACCAGAAGGTTTTGTTTCTTTAGGAGCAGAACTTATTGATTTAGGATTTGACACAGATACAGCCACAGGTGTTGAAGAATTTTTTGATAAATTAAATCCCTTTGAAGAAATAGCAGAACAAAGTTTAACAGGCAAACTAACCGAAGGACTTATACAGTTAGGTATACCGGGAATCGCAGGTTATAAAATAGGTGCAGGTCTTGCTAGGAGAGCAGTTAATGCAAAAAGAACAGGCCAATATTTAGATAAAAATGTTGCTGGAAAAAGTTTAAGAGAAAGACAAGATATTGATAAAGATTTATTTAAACTAGATTTAAAAAGTAAATTAAAAATTGGTGGTGGAGGATTATTAGGATCCACTGCTGGTGAAGGTTTGGCGTATACTGAAGACTTTGGAACAATTGGTGACGCAATTGGAGGTCCTACAGAAACAGATAAAAGCGAAGGACTAGAAGGTAGAGATGAAGCCTTTAGAAAATTTACTAATCGTTTTAAGTTTGCAGTAGAAAGTGGAGCCATCGGAGCAGGCCTTGGGGCTACCATTTCTGGCATATCAAAAGCTGTAAAACAAACACCTTTAGCTAGACAATTTGACCGTAGTCCTCTTCAAAGTCAAGTAGGTGCAAGTTTAAATAAACTTACTTCTGATGGTGTATTAGGAGGTAAAGCTTTTAATATTTTAAAAGATGGAGATCAAGCAGCAACAACATTTATTTTAAAGTCTCAACAGATAAGTGAAGATCTAGGACAACTTGCAGAGAAAATTGCAAAGCAAGGTTTGAAGGTTGCAGGTGGTGACAAGCAAGAAGTATTTACTAAGTTTACAAAATTAATAGATCAAAGATTAAAAGATTTTGGTGATTTTAAAAAATCAGATTTTGTGGTTGATGAAAAAGGACTTATTATTGATGGCCCCGCAGCAAATACTTCTTACTCAATTCCAAGAGTAAAAACAAAAGTCAATGCGAGGGGTAGAGAGTTTGAAGTCAACAATCCTGCTTTCCAAAAAAGACAAAGACTTCACGACTATATGAAGAATACTCTAAAAGCGTCCGACGACGATATAACACAATTAGAAAATTTATTATATGAAAGTAGATATCAAATAGATTTAAACTCTTTAAGACTTAACGAATCATTTTTAAAACCTTTAATCAAAGAAGCTAAAGATGTTATTGATGAGGCTAGCTTACCTCAAAAAGAATTACGAAATGTTGAAGAGATAAAAACAACACTCGAAGAGTTGAGCGACACATTCTCTAGTCAGTTAGGTAAATATATGAACAGAGAATATAAAATATTTAAAACAGAAAAAGGATTGGTTAATAAACTATTCTCTAGCGGAGAATTTAAACCTACAGCAGAAATAATTGGAAAAGCCGAACGTGTTTATAGAACAGCTATAACTCAAGCTTGGAAAAATAGTGAACGAACAAAAAAAGCTGCGGTAGACGCAGTGGAGAGAAGAGCGGCGCAACGTCAAACACAACCTATGACTTCAAGGCGAGATCCTTTAATGGAGAGAGAAAGAAAAATAAGTAAACAAAAAGCTATTGATGAAGAACTAGATCGTATGGCTAAAGATTATTTTGAAAACACTGCTCCGAAAAAAGCTGCTGAAGCAGTCGAATTAATAGTGACTACTAGAGGTAGAAGCTTGTTTGAAAAGCCTGACATAGGCATGGCAGGTTTTAAAAAGTTATTAAAAGATGAAGCTAAAATAGAATTAGATGAGGGAGTATTTAAAGAAAGAACTTTAAAGAACCCAGTTATTAAAGAGTTATTAGGCGAAATAGAAGATCCTTTTTACAATGTTGCTAACACAAACTCGAAACAAGCACAGATCATGGCTCAACTTCAAACTCACAACAAACTTTATCAAGACACTCTAAAGCGTAGTGCTATACCGGGGTCGGGTGGAGCAGTGAAAAGCAATTTATTTTTTGACTCAAGACAAGAAGCTGTTACCACATTAAAAAATTTACCAGAATACAAAGATGTTTATATAGATCCTGAGGATATAGTTCCTATAAAAACAAACAACGCCGACGTCGTTCCTAGTGTATTGGATGGTAAGTTTACTTTTAAAGCCGTAGCAGATGCAATCAATAGTGGAGATCAAGCTTTGGCTGATAATACTTTAAATAATTTATATAAGTGGATGGTCTTAATACCAAAGAGTTTATCGCAGCAAGCTAAAACTATTTATTCTCCTTTCACTCATATTCGAAACGTGATATCTGCAGCTTTATTTACTACCATGAATGGTAATATTTTATTTCAAAACCCTGCTCAAACAGCGAGACTTTTTAAAGCAGCTTTTAAAGATGTCACAGGTAACAGCGCAGTAGATAAAGCGAGAAGATTAAGAAACACTCGTCTAGGAATTAATGGCACAAACCCTGTAGCAGGGGAAGCGGATAGATTAGCTAAAGATGTAGGAACAGATTTTTACACAGGAAACTTTAATGAAGGTATGAATAAAACTTTAACTAGCGTTTCTAAATTAGCAGAAAAAGCAAGACGAGCATATCTTGCTGAAGATAATCTATGGAAAAATTTTAATTTCGAAGCAGAATTAATATCCGTCAAAAATAACTTTAATACCTTAGGGGTGACAGCAGATAATATTTTTGATCCTAAAAACCTCATGGCATACAGTAAACTTCTTGGTAGAAAAGTAACAAGGAACGATCCTATCTTTGATCGTGTGGTGGACATTAGTCCTGATGGTAAATTTTTAAATATGACTGGGGGAGTTAAAATGGAAGGGGATAAACTATTAGAAACTTTCTATGAAAACATGGCTGCTCAGATTACAAAACACAACATACCTAACTACGAATATGTTGGAGAGTTTATTAAAACATTAAGAAGATTACCTCTTGGTACCTTTGTAGCTTTCCCCGCTGAAGTTATTAGAACAGGATATAATACCATTCAAAGAGGTTTAAGAGAACTACAAGTAAAGGGTTTTAAACAAACAGGTATGAGAAGATTAGCTGGTGTTGCCACAACAGCAGCAGTTGTTCCTGCAGGTTTAGTAGAGTTTGGTAAGTCACTAGCTAATATGACTGATGATGAAATGAGAGCGCTTAGAAGTTTTGTTCCCTCTTGGTCAACCAATGGTTTGTTGATGCCTATTAGTAAAGACGAAGAAACAGGGAAAGTAAAATACGTAGATTTAAGTTATATCTTTCCTTACGACACTTTAGTTCGCCCTGTTAATACAATTTTAAATGAAGCAGCTAAGGGACAACAAACAGGAGAAAGTTTAAATAAATATTTATTAGACGCAGGAGCTACAAGTTTTTTTGAATTATCAAAACCTTTTATTTCAGAGTCTATTTTCTTTGAAGCTTTTGCAGACATCGTTGCCAGAAACGGGAGATCAAGAGATGGTCGACAAGTATTTAGAGCAGGAGATTCTACAGGAGAAAAAATTTACAAAGGTGGTATGCATGTTCTAGAAACATTCGCTCCCGGTTCTGTAAGTCAAATAAATAGATTATTTAAAGCAGGAGCTTTTGGTTTGACTGATAAGCGCCCAGATAAGTATGGACAAGTTTTTGATATGAGCGATGAGGTCGGCGGTATCTTTGGGTTCAGAGCCATTGAAGCTGACCCTGTCAAAGCGATGCCTTTTATTGTTACTGATTTCAATAAAAAGAATGATAGTGCAAGAGCGTCATTTGTTGGTGATGTATTAAAAGGAGGACTTGTTTCTCCTGAAGAAATAGTGCAACAATACATTAAATCAGAAAGAGTAAGATTTCAAAACTTTAAACAGATGCATAACCTATACAAAGATGCATTATTGTTAGGAGCTAAAAGAGGTAAAGTCATCAAAGAGTTAGGTCGTGTCACTAAAGCTGAAAGACAGTCTATAATTACAGGAAGATATCTACCCTATACTCCAGGGGCAGGGGTGAGACAGGCATTTAATCAAAACTTTAGAGAACTAAGACTAGAACTAGGTAGAGATATAGTTAATCCATTTAACTTAGCATATCCAGAGATTATGAAAATTAGAAAAAATAATATGAAAGTTAACGTTAACGACGGTGATTTTGACTCAACCTTTGTTATACCAGAGGGTTTCACACAAACAGAAATCACGCCTACCGCCTCACCGACCACGACCCAACCTATTAGTGGAGCAAGTGGAACGATTACAACAACAGGCACACAAA